GGTTGCAAGACCTAGCGCAAAAAAACGGGGCTGGGCTTTGAGGCAATCTTGCCGGAACGCGACACGATGACACAGGACGCACTCGCTCGAGCGCTTAAGATCACGCGGCCGACGCTGCGCGAATGGCAGAAGCGCGACGACTGGCCGACCGGGGCGACCGTTGAGCAGCTGATCGCGTGGCGCGACGAGCGCGGGCTCGGGCGGATCAAGGACGGGAGCCTGGGCGCGCTGAAGGCCGAGCTAATGCGCCGCGACATTGAGCTTCGCGATCTGAAGCTAGGGCGCGAACGCGGGAACGTGGTCGAGCGCGAGGTCGTGCAGGATATGCTCCAGCTGCTCAGTCAGAAGCTCGACCTGCTCCTGCGTCTCAAGCTTGAGGTTGAGCTCGGCCCGCGCGTCGCCGGCAAGTCGGCCGCGGAGGCGAACGTCGAAGGCGGCCTGATCCTGGACGAGATCCGCGAGGTGATCGCGGGCAACCTTGCGCGGTTCGAGACGGAGGCGATTCGGAAGAGCGCGACGGAGGAATGAGCGCCGAGCAACTCCTTGCCGGCTTTCGCCTCCCGCGGCCGGATCGCTCGCCGATCTATGACTGGGCGCGCCGGCACGTTCAGCTGCCGGAATCCTACGCGACGCCTGGGCCGTTTAACGTGAGGCTTTCCCCGTGGCTGGTGCCGATCTTCGACGCGCTGCAAAACCCGCTGGTCCGGCGCGTTCACTTTCGGAAAGCCGTGCAGATCGGCGGCACGCTGGTCGCCGACGTGTGGCTGCCGTGGATAATCGCGAACGATCCCGGCCCGATCTCGTGGACGATGCAGACCGACGAGATGGTGGAGAAGCACGCGAAGACTCGCCTGTGGCCGCTGCTCGAGCGCTGCCGCCCAGTCGCTGCGCTGCTGCCGAAGCCGGGGCCGCATCGGACGACGACGGAGATTTTCTTCGGCGGCTTCTTCGTCACGCTAAACGCGGCGAACCTCTCGACGCAGCAGAGCCAATCGATCCGCTACAAGATCAACGACGAGCTCTGGCTCCCGCGCTGGCAGGAGATCTACGGCCACGCGGTGGCGCGCGTCTCCAAGTTCGAGGAGGTCGGGCGCTCGAAGATCTACAACGCGAGTCAAGCGCCGGTGATGGACGCGGAGACGGGCAACGTCGAGGACACGAGCTTTCGCTCAGGCGATCAAGGCGAGTGGCACGCCGAGTGCCCAGGCTGCCGCAAGATCCTGCCGGTCGCGTTCGAGGTGCTGCACAAGGAGCAGCGCGGCGGCGTGATCTGGGACCGAGCCGCGCGCCGCGATGACGAGACGTGGGACGTGGGGCGCGCGGTGGAGACCTGCCGCTTCCGATGCATCGCCTGCGGCCACGAGTCCGCGGACAGCGACGCGACCCGCGCCGGCTGGGCCAAGACGGGGCGCTTTGTGCCGATGAATCCTGCGGCGCCTCGCGAGGTGCGCTCGTTCCGCCTCGAGGCAATCGTGACGCGGCCGATGCGGCTCCTCGTGGAAGAGTTCCTTCAGGCCGAAAACCAGCTGGTCCGCACGGGCGACGAGCAGGCGAAGATCGAGTTCCGGACCAAGCGGCAGGCGCTGCCGTGGATCGTCGAGAAGAAGGCGGTCAACGTGCTGCTGAAGGACTCGGGCTACAAGCTCTCCGACTACGCGCAGGGCGAGTCGATCCCCGACGAGGCGATCCGCTTCCTCGCGATTGACCGTCAGCAAGATCATTTCTGGTGCGAGGTCGGCGCGTTCTCCACGGCGCAAGGGCCGCGCTATCGCCAGCTGTGGTTCGGGCGCATCGACACGCGGGACCAGCTGCGCGCGCTCCAGGAGCGCTTTAAGGTCTCGAGTGCGTGCGTCGCGCAGGACCGCGGCTACCGGCCGGCAGACGTGGATCGCGACTGCGCCGAGTTCGGCTGGCGCTCAATGCGCGGCTATGGCCGGCGGACGTGGACGATGCGAGACGAGGCGACCGGGACGATGGTCAACTTCCCGTTCTCAGATCCGCAGGTGAGCGATTACCGCGGCGGCGATGTTTACTTCTACAACTGGTCGGGCGACTACTTCAAGGACACGCTCGCGACCGCGCTGGAGGGCAAGGGCGATCTGCGCTGGGAACTGCCGTCCGACGTGAACCCGCTTTACCTCGAGCACCTCAAGGGCGAGGCGAAGGTCGAGGTTCGGACGGGCGTGTGGGAATGGCGCGAGGTCCGAAGCAACGCGCCCAACCACGGCTTGGACACGAGCGCGATGCTTCTTTGTATGGCGACGATTGCGGGCATCATCCGCTTCGTGCCGGCGAAGACGTAGCGTGGAATTGGGGCCGAGGTTTTCCTCAAAACAGTTCTGGACTTTCCCGAGCGGTTGGGTTTCTATGGTCACGTGAACAACGACACCAACTCCATCCTCGCGATCCGCAACGCCATCGCGACTTTCAAGAACGCCTGGGTTCCCGCTAATGGCGGCACCGAGACCGAGTTCGTCTCCCGCTCGGGACGCCGGCTCCTCTACTGCTACAACTCGGCGCTCGCTCGCCACGCCTACCTGGACCTGTCCTCGGACATAATCCTTGCTGACGATGAAGCTCTCGTGGCGCTCGGTATCTGCTAAAAAGCCCACCGGGGCGGGCTCACCACCCGCCCCAACTTTTTTCCGAAAGGCGCTTGACTATCCCCACCGCTTAGGTTTCTCTCTGCACGTAATCAACAACGACCAATGAAGACCACCATCGACTCCCGCACTTACACCGTCGAAGCCCTCGAAGTCGGCCCGCTTGTCGCCGCTGATCTTGCCGGCCGAGGCTGGGAACCGCGCTACTACGTCGCGACCGGCGTTCGCGGCGCGGTGTTCCTCGCCGTCCGTTGCCCTAAAACCGGCCGCTTCGAGCGGTCCTGAGCTTATGCCAGACGCAGCCAAGAACCCCGCCGCGGTCGCGCTAGGCCGCCTAGGCGGGCGGATCCGATCAGAGGCCAAGGCCGCCGCCGCAAGGCGCAACGGCCGACGAGGCGGGCGACCGCCGAAGCAGATCAAGCCGCTCCCATAGTGGGGCGGCTTTTTTGTCGTCAAATCGAAGCCAGCGCGGGGCGTCAAAAAACCTTTTGACGGCGGCCGCTTCAATATGGCGGCAGACAATCCCTTTCTCGACATTGACGTTGCGACGCTGACAACGCTCAAGTCCAAGGTCTTGGACGCAATCCAGGCTTGCCTGCTCAACACGAGCTACTCGCTCAACGGCAAGAGCGTCACGCGCGCCGATTTGAACACGCTCAACCAGATGCTGGGCGACATCACCGCGGCGATTGAATACCAAAACGGCGACACGACCGACACGACGTTCGTCAGCTTCAACGGGAACTGACCATATGCAGACCTTCGACGCCACCGCAGTCATCCGCAACCGGCCGTGGTTCGAGCGGGCGCTTGAGACCATCGCGCCGCAGGCCGCGCTCCGCCGGCTCCAGGCTCGCGTCGAGACCGCGCTTTTCAGCTACAACGCCGCGCAGACCAACCGGCTTTACGCGCCGATGCAGTACGGCCAACCGAGCGAGTCCTCGCAGACGGTGCGCGAGCGCGTCGTGATGATGTGGGAAGCGCGCAATCTGGTTGAGAATTGTCCCGAGGTTAAGGAGGTCTCGCGCAAGTTCGGCAATTACCTGACGCCGACCGAATACTCGGCAACGACCGGAGACCGCGACTACAACGCCACAGTCAACGAGTGGTTTCACTCGTGGTGTAAGCAGGCCGACGCGACGGGCCGCAATAGCTTCCGCAAGCTCGTCCAGCTTGCCGCGGAAAACCGGCCGGTGGACGGCGACTGCGGGTTCGTCATCCGCCGCGTGGGCGATGGGCTGAAGCTCCAGCTGGTGCCGGCGACCCGCATCGGCAACCCCAACGAGATGGGCCTCGACTCGGAGAACTACTTCGAGGGCGTCATTACTAACGAGTTCGGCGTCCCGGTCGCGTATCGCATCTACCGCGTGACGCGCGAGGGCGTTTACTTTGGCGCCGAGGACGTTCCGGCCGGCAACTTCTGCCACTACTTCGACCCGTTCCGCGTCGACCAGTACCGCGGCGTGACCGACTTTCACGCGGCGATCCAGACGGCGCGGATGCTGCACGAGATCCTCCAGGCCGAGAAGGCCGGCGTGCGCTTCGCTTCGCAGCAGGCGGCGCTCGTCTTCACCGATCGCGGCACGGCCAACGCGCGCAACCTCTTCACGCCGACGCCGGCGATGACGCTGCCGAGCGGACAGCAGCAGAAAAACGAGCTCTCCGAAGTCGGGATGATTAAGTATCTCGGCCAAGCTGATCGCGTCGAGACGATGCCGGCGCGGCCGAGCACCGCCTTCACGGGCTTCATCGCGCATCTGATGCACGAGCTTTCGATCGCCGTCGGCATCCCGAAGGGCGTGCTGTTCGGCACGCAGGACTACGCCGGCCCGAGCGTGCGCGCGGAGTTCGCCGCGGCCGACCGCGTGTTCGCGCGGCACCAGGGCGTCCTCGTCGACAAGGTGCTCGATCCGATCAAAAACGCGGTGATCTTGGACGCCATCGCTCGCGGCGAGATCCCGGCGCCTCCGGTCCGCGCTGGCGAGACTCCGGTGCAGACGCTCAAGCGCGCGACCCGCGGCGAGTGGCGCTTCCCGCCCAAGCTCACTATCGACGTTGGTCGCGAGTCCGCGGCCAATATGAACGAGAACCGCCAAGGCGCGAAGTCTCTCCAGGAGATCGCGGCCGAGCAGGGCACCGATGCATTTACCCGGCTCGAGCAGATCGCGGCGGAGGCGAGCTACGTCGGAGAGCTCGCGAAGCGGTACGGCATTCCCGAGACCGCAATCCGTATGGTCACGCAGCAGTTGCCCGCTAATCCCTCGATGGCTGCGGCGCTTGGCACGAGCGTCACCGAGGACGCGGTGGATGCGGTCAATGCGACGACGGGCAAAGCCGCGGCGCCCGAGCAGGCTGCGCCAGTTGCGCCCACGGAAACCATCAATGCCTCGGCGGACCTGATCACCATCAACTTCGCCGAGGACTCCTACGTCCCGAACGACGCGATGGCGGCGAACGCCCGCCGTGCGCTCGAGGTGCGCGCCGCGAAGCCGCCGTCGCAGCGTGGAATGACCGCGGTTGGGCTCGCCCGCGCCCGCGACATCCAAAACAAAAAGGCGCTCTCCGAGGAGACGGTGCGCCGGATGAAGGCTTATTTCGACCGCCACGAAATTGACAAGCAGGGCCAAACGTGGGCACAGCAGGGCAAGGGCTGGCAGGCGTGGCACGGCTGGGGCGGAGACGCCGGTCAGACGTGGGCGAACGCGATTGTTGAGCGATTGAATAAGCAGCGGCAGCAGAACAGCGCGCCGGCCGAGAACCGCGTCGAGTTCTCCGCAGCGACCGAGGTGCAGCTCGCGCTGAAGCAAAAGCCGACGGATGCGAACGATTGGCTAACGGCCGTCGCGCAGTATCGCAAGGAGCTCGATCAACGCAGCGCGGCGCACGTCGCTCCCGTGTTGATGGGCAAGTCGGTTGGGCAGCTGCTGGAGCCGAAGAAGTTCGACCTACCGACGCCGAACGCCGGCGAGAATCACGAAGACTTTATGGCGCGCTGTATGGCGGACCCGGTCGCAACCGCCGAGTTCCCCGATGCGGCGCAACGCACGGCGGTCTGTATGCGCCAACATCCGCGCGATATGGCGAAGGTCGGACCGAGTGGGGCCATCGTTTCCTCCGACAAGGCGCCGGCCTCCGACACGCCGAACCGCCGACCCGAAGGCGAGGGCACGGCCAAGGGAGACGCCAGCACGACGCGCGGCGCGGACGTTCCAGCAGAAGTCGAGAAGACGCTCCAGGACAAGGCCGACGACTTCAATGAGCGGCACAAATCCAAGCTCGGTTACGGCGCGACCATTGGACAACTGCGGTCCGTTTATCAGCGCGGCGTCGGTGCGTACAACGTGTCGCACTCGCCAAAGGTGCAGTCTCAGCAACAATGGGCTTACGCTCGCGTGAATGCGTTCCTTTATTTGCTGAAGAACGGCAGACCGGAGAATCCAAAATACACGCAGGACAACGATCTCTTGCCCGCCAAGCATCCGAAGGCCGCAAAATAATATGAACGACACGCAGACCCAAATCGAAAGGCTGATCGAACTCGCCATCGTCCAGCGCACCGAGCTCAAGCAACTCGTCGAGCAGTTGCCGCAGTTGCGCGAGCATCTCAACGCGGAGGTCGAGCGCACCATCGAGGAGGTCGAGCCGCAGCTGCGCGCCGAGCTTGAGGACTGGACCACCAAGCAGACGATCGACCAGACTGCGAAGCTCGGGGCCGCGCTCGAGGCCAAGATCACAGAACTCTCCAAGGCGCTCGAGGTCAGCACGCAGGCGCGATACAACGCGATCATCGCCGAGCGCGCGAAGAGCGCGAACCTGGCCGAGCAGGCCGAGGCCAAGATCGCGGAGCACGCGGCAAAGCTGCCTTCGGCGGTCAAGGAGATTGTCAGCGCGGAGCTCTCGCGCTTCCCGCGGGCCGGTGAGATCGACCAGCTGCGGAAGGAGTTTGCCGAACCTCGCGGGCTAAATCCCCGCGGCAAGTGGTCGCCGGACGAGACCTACAACCGGCTCGACCTGGTCGCGTACAACGGCGACAGCTATGTCTCCAATCGCGACGGGAACGCGGAAAGGCCGAGTCGCACGAGCGCGGAGTGGACGCTCTCGGCGGCGCGTGGTGCGGGCGGCGGCGG